AACATTCCTAGCGTAGAAGACGTTCAAGTAGAAATAGAAAAAGAGTCAGAGCAAAAAGGCCCAGTAGAAGTTCAAGAAAACGAAGACGGTAGTGTTGATGTAAACTTTGATCCAAGACTTGGAAGTTTAGATCAAACAAATGAACATTTTGCAAACTTAGCTGAACTGTTACCGGATGATATATTGGATCCGTTAGGAAGCAAAATGTATGAAAATTATACAGATTACAAATCTTCAAGAAAAGATTGGGAAAGAACTTATACACAAGGTTTAGAACTTTTAGGTTTTAATTATGATGATAGAACAGAGCCATTTAAAGGAGCAAGTGGTGCAACACACCCAGTTCTTGCTGAAGCAGTTACACAGTTTCAAGCATTAGCTTACAAAGAATTATTACCAGCCGAAGGTCCTGTTAGAACTCAAATAATAGGTATGCCAACTCCAGATAAAGAAGCTCAGTCACAAAGAGTAAAACAATTTATGAACTATCAGATAATGAATGAAATGAAAGAGTATGAAGCTGAGTTTGATCAAATGTTATTTTATTTACCACTTGCAGGATCATCATTTAAAAAAGTTTACTATGATGAAATTATGCAAAGAGCTGTTTCAAAATTTGTACCTGCAGATGATATTGTTGTGCCTTATACTGCAACATCGTTAGATGATTGCGAATCTGTAATACACAGAGTTCGTATGACAGAAAATGAACTACGAAAACAACAAGTGGGTGGTTTTTATAGAGACATAGAAATTAATCCTGCATACATGGATGAAACATCGTCTGAAAAAGCAGAGAGAGAATTAGATGGAACATCAAGAGGCAGGGATCAGAGAATGTATACTCTTTTAGAGTGTCACGTTAATTTAGACTTAGAGGGTTTTGAAGACGTTGGAGCTAACAATGAACCAACAGGAATTAAACTTCCATACATTATAACTGTTGAAGAAGGCACAAGAAAAGTTTTATCTATTCGAAGAAATTATGAAATAGGAGATGCACAAAAAAATAAAATTAATTACTTTGTACATTTTAAATTTTTACCAGGACTAGGATTTTACGGTTTTGGATTAACCCACATGATTGGAGGACTATCAAGAACAGCGACTGCAGCTCTTAGACAACTATTAGATGCAGGAACTCTGTCAAACTTACCAGCAGGATTTAAGATGCGTGGAATTAAAATGAGAGATGAAGCGCAGTCAATACAACCAGGAGAATTTAGAGATGTAGATGCACCAGGTGGAAATTTGAAAGATGCATTTATGACTTTACCGTTTAAAGAACCATCTCAAACTTTATTACAACTTATGGGTGTCGTGGTATCTGCAGGACAACGATTCGCTTCCATAGCGGACCTGCAAGTAGGAGATGGGAACCAACAAGCAGCAGTGGGCACGACAGTAGCTATGTTGGAAAGAGGATCAAGAGTAATGTCTTCGATTCATAAACGAATGTATGCTGCGATGAAAAAAGAATTTACTATTTTAGCTAGAGTATTTAAATTATACTTACCTCCGATTTACCCCTACGATGTTATTGGTGGACAAAATCAAATTAAACAAACTGATTTTGACGATCGTGTAGACATCTTACCGGTTGCTGATCCAAATATTTTTAGCCAAACCCAAAGGATCTCTTTAGCTCAAACAGAAATGCAACTGGCTGCCTCAAACCCTCAAATACATAATCAATACGAAGTCTATCGTAATATGTATGAGGCATTGGGGGTAAAAGATATTGATTTAATTTTAAAAAGACCAGAAAGACCTATGCCAAAAGACCCAGCACTAGAACATATCGATGCATTAGCTGGAAAACCTTTTCAAGCATTTCCTGGACAAGACCATCAAGCACACATTACAGCTCATTTAAACTTTATGGAAACAAATATGGTTAAAAACGCACCTATGGTTGGCGCTGCAATACAAAAAAACATACTTGAACACATAAGTTTAATGGCTCAAGAACAAATTGAAGTAGAATTTAGACAAGAATTACCACAATTAATGAAAATACAACAAATGGCAATGCAAAATCCGCAATTACAACAACAAGCAAGAATGTTACAAGAAAAAATTGAAGCTAGAAAAGCAGTTTTAGTGTCAGAAATGATGGACGACTATGCAAAAGAAGAGAAAAAAATAACTTCACAGTTTGATAATGATCCAATTGCTAAATTAAGAGCAAGAGAATTAGATTTACAGGCGCAAGAAAACGCTAGAAAACAAAAAGAAGGCGAAGAAAGAATAAATCTTGATAAAATGAGAGCTATGATGAATGATCAAAACCAAGATGAAAAATTAAAACAGAATGAAGAGCTTGCAAATCTTCGTGCAGATACTTCAATACAAAAAACTATCTTAAGTAAAACAATACCACCATCAGATAAAACACCTGATGCGGTTTCAATTATAAGAAAGGATTAATATGTGGTTATCAGCGATTAAATTAGCAATGTCTACGGGAAGTAAGATTTATGCTAACCGTCAAAGAACAAAACAAGCTATGTCTGATGCACAATTAATGCATGCAGAAAAAATGGCCCGAGGTGAGGAGGCTTACCAGGGAAAATTACTAGAAAGCCGACAATCGGACTGGAAGGACGAGGCGGTTTTGATAATTTTAAGTTTGCCCGTCGTAATTTTGGCTTGGGCAGTGATATCGGACGATCCGACTGCTATGGATAAGGTAAAATTATTCTTTGAAATGTTTTCAGAGCTTCCGAAATGGTTCACTAATCTTTGGATCCTTGTCGTGGCGAGTATTTATGGTATAAAGGGAACGCAAATTTTTAAAAACGGAGGAAATAAAAATGGCAAATAGACTATACAACAAACAAGTATCACCTAAAGGATATAAAATGGGTGGAAGAGTAAAAAAAATGGGTGGCGGAATGATGAAGCGAAAACCTATGATGAATGGATCTAAACCTGACTTTTTAGATTTAGATAAAGATAATAATAAAACTGAGTCCATGAAATCTGCAGCAGCATCAGCTAAAGGTATGATGAAAGGTGGCAGAGTAAAAAAAATGGGCGGAGGTATGTCTAAATTAAATCCTGGTCTTAAAAAATTTATGATGGCTAAGAAAAAAGGTAAAGCATAATGGCTGGTAGAGGTTTGTACGCAAACATAGCAGCTAAAAAAAGAAGAATTGCTGCTGGCTCTGGAGAGAAGATGAGAAAAAAAGGAGCTAAAGGTTCACCAACTGCAGCAAACTTTAGAAGAGCTGCACAAACAGCAAGGAAAGCTTAATGACTAAACTATGTCCTAGAGGTAAATCGGCAGCGAAGCGAAAATTTAAAGTGTATCCGTCAGCATATGCTAACGCTTACGCTTCTAAAATTTGCGCTGGTAAAATCAAAGATCCTTCTGGTGTAAAAAGAAAAGATTTTAAAGGACGTAAACCAGCTGCTATGGGTGGCAGAATATATAAAGCTGGGGGTGGACTTACTGAAGCTACACAGAGACTAAGAAGACAGGGTTTAGGTATGGGTGGCAAAGCTTGCATACAAATAAAAGGTTTTGGTAAAGCACGAAGACCAAGTAGATAACCATGGCTAAGAACGGTTTAGATAAATGGTTCAAACAGAAATGGGTGGACATAGGAAGCAAGAAGAAAGATGGTTCTTTTTCAAAGTGTGGTCGTTCTAAACAAAAAGCAGATGCCAAACGTAAATATCCAAAATGTGTTCCACTAGCTAAAGCTAGACGTATGTCTGAAGGACAAAGACGTTCAGCAGTTACAAGAAAAAGAGCAGTCGCTCAAGGTGTTGGTGGTAAACCAACAAATGTTAAAACTTTTACTAAAAGAGCTAAAGCTGCAGAGGGTGGTTACATGGGGAGTTTTATAAAATTAAATGTAGACGGAAAGACAATTGGAAATCCAAGTTTAAAAAAATATTATAAAGGAATGGTTTAGTGAGAACTTATTATTCAAAAGGCACTATGCCACCAAGAAATAAAAAAAATTTTAGATCAACAAAGTCTGGAGCAGGGATGACACGAGCTGGAGTCGCTGCTTACAGAAGATTAAACCCCGGCTCAAAACTAAAAACAGCGGTCACTGGCAAAGTCAAACCAGGATCTAAAGCTGCTAATCGACGTAAGTCGTATTGCGCAAGAAGCGCAGGTCAAATGAAAAAATTTCCTAAAGCTGCGAAAGATCCTAACTCAAGACTAAGACAAGCACGCAGAAGATGGAAATGTTAAATGGTAAAGAAACTAAATAAAGTAGCAAAAGCTTTAAATAAAGCTTCTAAGTTACATAAGAAACAATCAAATATAATTAAGAAACACATAAAGGAGATGAAATCTTATGGCAGACCCCAAAAAAGGAACGGGTAAAAAACCAAAAGGATCTGGTAGAAGACTCTATACAGACGAAAACCCTAGAGACACAGTAAAAATAAAATTTGCAACACCTTCTGATGCAACTGCAACAGTTTCAAAAGTTAAAAAAATTAGTAAGCCGTTTGCTAGGAAAATTCAAATTTTAACCGTTGGAGAACAGCGTGCCAAGGTTATGGGTAAAAAACAAGTCGCTGCAATTTTTAAAAAAGGTAAAGAAACAATAAGGAAAAAAAATGAAAGAAGTAATACTAAAAGCGCTTGAAGATAGATACAACGCACAAATATCTGAAGCTGATGCTACTATGAAAATTTATTTAACAAATTCTGTAGGTATTGGAGAACATCCACAACATATTGAAGAAATAGATAAATTAATTAATAAAATAGCTCAAGCAGAGGAAAATTTAAAAATATTAAAGGAGTTTGAATGACAGATCCATTAGTAATTGTATCTAAAATACAAAAAATGATGAGAGATAATTTTCAAAGAATTGGTGAAACTATGCTTAGTGGTGGTGTTGACAATATGGAAAAATATCAATATATGTTAGGACAAGCGAAAACATATCAATATATACTACAGGAAATCTCTAACCTGCTAGAAGAAAAGGAGCAAAAAGATGAACAAGGAAACGTTATCGACATCGGAAAAGGAAGTTCCTAAACATAGGAACGCACTTTCTGAAAAATATAAAGAAGAATCTAAAGGTGAACCAGAACCTTTAAATCCAGAAAATATTAAAAAACAAAAAGAACAGCTGCCCGAACCTAGTGGCTGGCGACTACTTGTGTTACCATTTACACCAAAAGAAAAAACCAAAGGTGGAATAATTATTGCACAAGAGTCTTTAGAAAAATTACGTATTGCCACAAATTGTGGTTACGTTTTAAAAGTCGGACCATTAGCATACTACGATAAGGAAAAATTTCCTACAGGTGCTTGGTGCAAAAAAGGAGACTGGGTAATCTTTGCTCGTTATGCAGGGTCTAGATTACCTATAGAAGGCGGAGAAGTCCGTTTGTTAAATGATGACGAGGTTTTGGGTACAATAGAAAATCCAGAATCCGTGCTGCATAATATATAACATAGAAGGAGATAACTATGCCCGAAGAAGAAAAACAAGATCTAGTTGATATAGATACATCAGGTCCTGATGTAGACGTTCAATTAGAAGACGAAAAAGTAAAACAAGTAGAAGAAGAAACTAAAGTTGTAGAGGAAACAGAAACACCTAAAGAAGAAGTTTCTAAACCTGAAGAGCAACCAGTGGTTGAAGAAAAAAAACAAGAAACAAGTAACGAGAAACAAGAAACTAAAAAAGAAGAAGAACTAGAACAATATAGCGAAGGCGTTAAAAAAAGAATTGCTAAATTAACTAAAAAATGGCGTGAAGCAGAAAGACAAAGAGAAGCTGCCTTAGAGTTTGCAAAAGGTGGTCAAACTGAACTAGATAAGTTAAAAGAAAAACTAGCGAAGTTAGAACCAGGTTATGTAAACGCTATGGAAGGTAAACTAAAAACTGGTCTTGAAGCCGCTAAAGCAGAACTTTTAAGAGCAAGAGAAGCTGGAGATATTAATGCAGAAGTTGAGGCACAAAAAGAAATAGCTAGAATTGGTGTTGAAGAATCTAAAGTTAATACTTTAAAAAGTAGATACCAACAAGCAAAAGAAACAGCAGATAAAAAACCAACACTAGATGAAGTAGTGAAAAAAGCTCCAGTTGATCCAAAAGCAGAAGCATGGGCTGAAAAAAATCCATGGTTTGGAGCAGACAACGCAATGACTTACACTGCTTTTGATTTACACGAAAAGTTAACAAAAGAGGAAGGTTTTGATCCAAATACAGATGAATATTACGCTGAAGTGGATCGTAGAATGAGACTTGACTTCCCACATAAGTTTGATAAGACTGAAACAAAGGAAACGACTAAACCTACTCAAACTGTAGCATCTGCTACGCGGAGTGTAAAACCAAGTCGCAACACAGTGAGACTCACTTCATCTCAAGTAGCAATTGCTAAAAAATTAGGAGTGCCACTAGAAGAATATGCGAAACAATTAAAAATCACGAAGGAGGCAT